CAACTACGTCCACTGGGGGACGTGTTGTGTGCTTGTCTACAGTGAATGGTATCGGTAATTGGTTTCATAAGATGTACACCCAAGCAACTGAGGGTGACAACGGATTTCATCCAATTGATATTAAATGGCAAGAACACCCAGAGTATAAGCGTCAGAAAGGCTTTGATTGGTTATATGAACAGATGGAAACATGTAACCCTCCAATAAATGTAGACAAATGGGAAGAGCAAACTCGAAGAAAACACAGCTACAAAGAATGGCTGCAAGAATACGAGGCAAGCTTTCTAGGGACTGGTGAGACATATATTGAGGGTGAAATTCTTAGAAACTTAAAAGAAAATTGCAGTCAAGATTACTGGATCAAATACAACAATAGGATGAGAGTTTGGGAAGATCCACAACCAAATCATGAGTATGTTCTCGCTGCTGATCCATCGATAGGTCGTGAGAGGGACTATTCAGCATTTCATATTATTGACATCTATAATGGTAAACAAGTGGCTGAATTTTATTCAAACAAAACACCCATCAATGAGTTTGCAAAGATTATAGCAGATGAGGGAAGACTTTACAATACTGCTTTTGTTTGTCCTGAGAGAAATGGTATAGGCAACAACTTAATTTATTTCCTTCAGGATGAGTTGGAGTATGAAAATCTAGTAATGGATGGCAAAAGAGAGATCGGAATTATGATCACTCAAAAGAATAAAGAAAATATGTTGGCTGATTTGGAGCACAATATAAGATCTGGTAAAGTTTTAATTAACTCGGATAGGCTTGTGGGAGAGCTTTTAACCTTCATAATTGACCCTGATAGCGGCAAAGTTAAGCCTGATAGTAACTGTCATGATGATTTAATCATGTCATTTGCTACTGCCATAAACATTTTTAATAGTTTAAGAGGGAATGCTTTCATCGAAAAGTCAGAAGATGAAACTTATATCCCCCCGGCTATTAGGAACGCTTATACATATAAGGTGAGGACCTCTACGGACAATCTTACTCAAGAGAACATTAAATGGCTGATAAGCAAATAAGAGAAGGAGCAGAAGGCTTTACCCAGTTTGATAACCCTCAGGGACCCTACAATAAGCCATTTGGGCTTGTAGGCAGGTTTTTTAAGAAATTCTTTTCTAGAGAAGTCGAAGACTTTGAAGACAGACAAAACATAAACCCAATAACCAGAAAGCAGGTCGCCCCTTCAAAGCCACTACAAGGGGATGCCGTTCAGGCTAATCAGGTTGTAAAAATACCGGGAGAGTTTGGATACTCTAAAAGCTCTTATCCGATACTACCACAACTAGAGAACGATAGAAAGAAGAGATACAAAGAATACGAGGATATGGATGGATATCCTGAAATATCATCTGCTTTTGATATCTACAGTGATGACTGTACACAAGAAAATATTGACGGTACTCCTTGGGTAATCGCTACAGACGACGAGATGGTAAAGTCTGAGGTCGCGAGAATGTTCGACCAGACAAACATGACAAGGTACCTATGGGACATATCTAGGAACGTAGTAAAATATGGTGATATGTTCATTGAAACAATCATCGACTTGAATGATGCAAAGAAAGGGATTCAAAGAATTAAGATTTTAAATCCTACTTTTATTTACCGAGTGGAAGATGAGTTTGGTTACCTGAAGAGATTCCTTCAAGAGGTTCCTAAAACAAGTGACTGGACCAGCTATGGATCGATAGGCCCAGCGCTAGACGACTCAAGAATGATCTCATTAGACCCAGGTCAGATTGTACACTTTAGGCTCCACACCTCTGATCCAACACACTATCCTTATGGTAAGTCAGTTGCAGCCGCTGCTAGGGTCACATACAAGAGCCTTAAGATGATGGAAGACGCCATGCTCATCTATCGTCTGGTTAGGGCGCCTGAGCGTAGAATATTCTACATTGATACCGGATCCTTACCTGCCTCTAAAGCTGAAATGCATATTAAGAAGCAGATGGATAAGTTTAAAAAGAATAAAAGCTATAATCGTCAAACTGGTAACATTGAAGAGAATTATAACGCTTTAGCTGCCGACGAAGACTTCTACATTGCAGTCAATGGTAGAGGTTCGGGTACTAGAATTGACACTCTACCAGGAGCCGATAATCTAGGAGAGGTTGATGATGTTAAATACTTTAGGGATAAATTGCTTGCCGCGATGAAGATACCTAAGGACTACATTGTTGAGAAGGATAATACACCCGAGAGAAAAGCTAATTTAGCCCAAC